GTCGCTGCGCACCCCTAGCTGCGTCTGAGAGCTGGCGAGCACATGGGGCCACGAGCGCAGCCGCGTGATCGGCACGCCGTTGTCGGTGTATTGGCTGCGCTCCAGCGTGTAGAGCTTCGCCGCGGCGCTGTCCCCGGCAACCACCGAGTTGGTGAGCGACACGCCACCGAAGCCGGCCGACTTCCAGAACGCCAGCGCACCGACCGCCCATGCGCCGCCGCCGGTCTGGCGCTGGTGCCAGAACTCGGTGGTCGCATCGAGCACCCAGGTCTGCCCGACATTGGTGAACTGGATCACGATGAACTCGTGTCCGTCTGTCTGATAGACCATAGAGATGATGGCGCCAGCGTTGAGGTTGTACTCCGACCACGCCTGTTCGACGGCGAAGTTGGAAACGCGCTTCGCCTGATACCCCTCGCCGCGGAGGAACATCAGGCGGCCGTGGCGGTCCTGGCTCATCCAGTAGACGCCATTGCCGGCCACAACCACCGAGTAGGTCGAGGCACAGCCGAACTGCATGACACCGCCGCCCATGCGCTGGAACGGAAAGTCTGCCGCGCCGCTGTTGTACCATATCTCCGTCGTGGTCTCGCCGAACAGCCAGACAGCGTCGTGCAGCGCGGCAACGCTCACCAGCGGGTCGCTGTAGGCGACCTTGCCGGCGAACCACAGCGGGTTGAACGTCGTGGCGAGGCTGTCGGAGATGTAGAACTGCTGGGTGTTGATGTTGTGGAAGATAAAATACGTGTCGATGTAATCGACGCGGGTGCTGCCGAAGAATGCCGGGTCGGAGACCGCCGCGAACGTCCCGGACGAAAGCCCATAGGTCCACCCCGTGTTGAGCCTGCCATCAACGATGAAGATGGTCGTACCGTTGTCGGCCATGGAGACGGGGTATCCGTCATCTACGCTGCCGGTCAGTGTGCCGATGAGCTGATAAGACCAGTCGGTGTTGATGCGGACGAAGGTCATGCCGAACACGGCATAGAGGGTCAGGTTCGTGGCCCAGTGCAGCCCGCGGCAGCGGCCGGTGATGGTGCCGGTATAGTCGGCGACGAGTTGCAGGCCAGGGGTCGGGTAGAGCGAGATGGCATGGGGCGCGTCTTTGGGATTGCCCTCGGCATAGAGATTCAGTTGCCTTTCGGCAGAGGCGCTAGGACTCCTGGAGAGATACGCCCCTTGAGAGAAATCCACCTTCACTCGCGTGCGTCCTCGGTGACGGTGCTACCGTCGCGGCCATTGCCGCGCATCGGCGGCTGCGCCATCGGTGACTGCATGCGCTGGATCTGCGTCTGACACTGGCGCTCAATGTCGCCCAGCAACTGCTGCACGGGCCGCATGGGGGCGGCCAGTCGCTCCATCAACTCGCGCCACTGCAGGATGGACAGCGTGACGCTGAGCGGTTGGTCGGGCGTGATCTGCGGCTGATCGCTCATGAATGTTGCGCTCCTAAGCGGTCGCTGTTTGTGGTATAGAGCGGGGCGACAGCGGTGCTCGAAACGCCGCCTCAGGCACTTGTGCTGTCCGTCACCAACCCATATGCCACCAGGGCGGCCATCAGGCTGGCCAGCGCGACATTGCCGCCTTTGGCGCCGGTCACCGCTGGCCTCGCTGCAGGCGCGGTATGGCCGTACGCCCCAAGCCCAGCCGCGAAACCGGCCGCGCCGGTGAACGAAGCGGTTCCGCCAACGACAAGGGTCTGGGGAGTGTATAAGGCGCCGGCCACAACAAGTCCTGGCCCAAGAACCGAGACGCCCCCATTGCCGGCGCCAAAGGCGTTGGGATCCCAATATATCTCGCCGCCTGAACTGAATTTTAGCAATCCATCCAACGTGAGGCCGGTTCCGGTCATCTTGATACCGGCCGTGCCGTCACTCCGTATCGTCGCCGCGCCGCTGGCATCAAAACAGATATCATGCCAGGGCTGCGTGTCCGAGCCATTTGGCAGCCAAATCGCGTGGGCATTCGGATAGATTACTGCCCCATGCGCGGCATCCGCTACGAGTACCGCCGATGTGAAATAGACCGTGCCGGCAGTCGACCCAGGACCTGCAAAGACAACCCCCGCGACGGTATACTTGTTGCCGTGGATAGTGACCGTCTTGCGTGCCATCGAGAACACCACCGTGGCACCCGGCGAGAGTGTCGCAGCATTTGAAAGGGTCAGCGTGGTTGCGTTGACTACGGTGATACGCGTCCCATCGACGATGCCGCTGGCGGTCGACGTGTCATAGATGAACATGCCGCTCGTCAGGTATCTTGTGTCATTCACCGTTATGGTGGTGACGCTTGTCCCGGCGCTTACGACGGAGCGTATACGGGCATAAGTAGACGCGATCGGAAAGTCGACGCCGCCGGAAGTCCCGCCGGACTCCAGCGGAAGAATGTTATCGGCGGTCACCGAGCGAACCGTGCTTCCGGGCGTCGTGCTCGTGATGACCGGCGCGGCGCTCCCCGCATAGAACAGATCTATTGCCGCGTGACTAAAGCCACTTCCCATTTCCAGAAGATTGTGGCCATAGGCGCCATCGGTGCCCTGCAAATAAAACATACGGCTATAGCTTAGCGGATATCCGCCACCGCTCAGCGAAATGCCAGCGTGGCAGTTTATCTGGAAAAGGATGCGCCCCGCGGCATCATCGACGTGGTTGAACCACAGGTCATGTTCGGCGATCACCAGATTGCCGCCTTGTGAAGATGGCGTGTTGGTGCTGTCGTTCATGGCATTCCAAAACGCGAATATATCGCGCATCACGCGCCCGTTCGGAACGCCGCCTGGTATCGGATCACGGAATATCTGTGTTGTGATAGCGCAATCCTGGGACCCGCCTACGGTCGAAATTGGTTGACGCAGGGCGTTGTCATGGAACCGGATCTCCAGCGGGTAGAGGTCGCCGGCAGGCCCCTCATGCGAGGCGTCGCCGTTCAGATTATTCGAGATATAGAGTTGCGGATAAGCGAGTTCCGCGCTGGTTGAAAAGTTCTGGTCGCGGGTCAGGGAAATTGCCGGGACCGGAGGAGTCGGCGCGGTGTTCTGCGTCTCTGGAATGGCGATCGGCCCGGCCATCGTCCCGCCGGCAAGCAACAGGAAGGGGCCACCTATTGCCGCACCATTCTTGAATGCCGCATTGAGCGCGGAAGCAAACAAATGGTCGCCTTCGGACCACGGATATTGAGGGATAACGCCGCTCATATCGTCTCGCTATTCATGTGATCAACTGAGGACACACTCGCCACCTACGGTCCATGCTCCATCGAGGCCCCTGCCAACCCAGGAAGAAGCATCACCGCGATGGCCACTAAGGAACGCCGGCATGGACAGCAATGGGATCTGGCTGTTGGCCATCTTGATGGTCTCCAGCGACGCCTTCGCCTGTCCCATCAGGAATGGCGATATCTGACCGCCAGACACGACGATGAGCCGACACGCCAGGTTGTTCACCACGGCGTCGAGGTACTCCGGCGGCAGGTTCAACGCGTCGGTCACCGCCGCCGGTATCGGCAGCGTGGCCTTGACGACGAGGTGCAACTCGTAATGGGCGGCGCTCGGCACCGGCCAGAAGTAGACGCGACCAACCGGAAAGCTGCTGTCGTAGAACACCGCAGCCGGCAGGCTCTTGAGATCCTTGATAGTGATGCCTGCCCAGTCCTCTTTAGCCTCGATAATGGAGAGATGGATGTCTACCGGGTTCGGTCCACCGAATGGCTGCATCCGGCACCACGCCGCGTGGATCTTGTCAGGACGTGCCGTGACGAAGTCGGTGCCTGGACCCGGACCGATGGTGTAGAAGTTGTTGCCGGTGGCGACGGCCGATACCTCCTGCTCGTTCCAAATCAACCATCGCTTGCGCTGCCACTGGCCGAGCATCATCACCAGCAGCGAGAACGCGTCATTTACGTCTTGGCTGTTGTCCGCCACGCCCTGCTGGTCGGTGATCCGCCCTGCCATACGAAGTGCCAGGAAGATGGCCTGCTGGGCGGTCTCTGGCACGCCGCTGTAGATTGCCGAGATCTGCTGAAGGTTAATCGAGTTGAACGCATCGAGCGCAGACACCGCCAGCTTAACATCGAGATCGACCGCCGGCAGCGAGTAGATCTGCCGCAGCCTGACCGCCATGCTGGTGAGCAGGACATGCTCGTATGGCGTCCAGAACGACACATCGGTTGTCATGTCGGGGAACGTCGGCACGACGATGCGGTTGCTCTTATTCGCCCGCTCGAGGTTAATCTCGTTGATCCAGGCGTTGAGGATCGTGAAGGCATCGGCGGTATCCGCTGCCAATGCGACCTGGCCGACGCCGGTCACGCCAGCGTTGCGCAGCGACAGGGAGACGATGTTGTTGGCGATGGTCATGCTATGGACCTATGGAAGGTGCGGCCGAGGCTGACGGGAGACGTCGTCGCCGGCCCACACACCGAGAACGGCGGCGCTCTCGACCGGATCGGTCGGCAGCAGGCCATACTGAGCCGGGTCGAACGCTACAGCCCCATGATCATCCATTGTTCGGATGTGCATGTAGTAGCGACTGGGGTCGCCCTTCGCGGGAACCTCAACAACCTCATCGTTGGGGTCGGTGTAGGTGTATGCAGCCATCCCTGGCCGACCGACCCACACCACACTGGTGTCGGGTGGATCGTCAATGCTGCGAACCGGCGGAACGACAATGTTGCCATCCGCGCCGCGTGGATCGCCAAGCATGTGACCCAGCAGCGTGTTGGTCTCAATTCCCAACTCCGCACGCAGCGCATCGAAGCCTTCGAGTGCAAGCGCGAGACCTGTCGTTGGGAAGTTCAAGCGGTAATCGAAGTGTGGGCTATCACTCATGTTGTCACTGCCTGTAATTCGGCATCAGATAACATCCTGGGCCAGTAGCGCACTCGCCGTGCCCACTGAGACGGCGGTGGCTGGCCGTTC